CCTCAAGCCGCAGACTGGAAACACCGCAAACCACAAGCCTTCGGGCCGTGGCGGGTGTGGAAGGTCGTGGATTTCGTATCTACGTCCCTCGTGTCTTCGAGAATCTGGACTATGTCCTGCCTCGAAGAAACGCAAACTGGTTGAGGGGCCACATACGTGGCAAACGCCTCGACCGGGAGTCTTTTAAAAAGACTCTTTTGCGTGATTTCAACCTTCCTAGAGGGTTGGTTGGAATAATCGTTTCTCGTAAGGTCTCAGACCTTAAGAGAATTGATCAAGTTATGCACTCTATAATAGACTGCATACTTTTAGCCTTTCCCGCCTTTTTCATTGAAAATGCAGAGTACAAACTTATTAAGTATGTACTTAGAAAGGTTATTGCCGTGGGCACTTTTAGTGTCGACACGGTAACAAAGTTCTGGAAAGAACTGACCTCGCATATTTACTCTGTGAGTAATTTGCAGAGGAAGCTACTTTCAAGGGATAATCCCTTCAAAGTGCTATTAGCGAATCGGTACTTCAAAGAGGTCCTTTCGCTTAAAGATAAGCAGTCCTTCGAAGGATTTGCTCATCTATCTTCTACAAGGGGGTTTCCCCCAGGTGGAAGAAAAACCAGAGAAAGGTCAAAAGACCGCTTTCTGGAAGTTGTTACTACTTCTTATGAAGCAAGTAGCAAGGATCTCAGAAAAATCCTAAGGATGGCTGAGATCATTGGTAGAAAATGTGCAAATCGTACACTTCCTACCGATGCTAAGGATTATGGTCATATATCATTATCCTCAGCAGGCACCTTCGATTATACTGTAACCGATGGTGGAAGAGCGAAAGAGATTATCGATGATATCACTCCGCTCTTGATGTATGAGCCTCCAGAGGATGAGCTCATAGATCTCGGCTGGGCAAGATTATCTTGCCCGGCTGGTACGGCCAGGTGGAAAACCTGGTTTCGTAAAAGACCTCCTATGTACTCAGAGAGGAAACAGGAGGACTTGCCTGATATGAGTTTCTTTAGTCCAGAGGACCTAGAAGCTCTTCAGGAAGAAGCTGGGGATTATCCCCAGTTTTCTGAGCCAGACCCAGAGCCCTTCGCGGACTTTGGGGAGGCCCTTCCTGAAAAGTACTTCAACGTACTCATCAGGCAAGGATTTGATCATGCCATTGGCATGCAAATCCTAGCTTGTGCTACCCTAAGATACTTAGAGTGGCATAAAACGGGTATGGCAATACCTACCCGTGTAACCTTCGTACCAGAACCTGGTGGGAAGGTTAGAACGGTGACAACCTGCCAATGGTGGGTTGTCACGCTTCAACAGGTACCTTCTCATATAATGAGAACCTACCTGTTTAATCATCCTTCTGCTGTTAGCAGTATGATGAAAACTGATCAGGCATGGCAAAGCCTTTACCTGATCAATAACAAGAGCTATCCAGAGGACAGCTCTGTTCTGAGCAGCGACCTCAAAGAGGCCTCTGATCATATCCCCTTTGTAGTTGCAATACAACTATTCAGGGGTTTCTGGAAAGGGATAGGTGTCCTATCTCCCTTCATGGAAATCTGTCTGGACCTAATGGGTCCAAGAGAGATCTATGAGATGGTCGACGGAGAAAATCTCCCTCTAGCCATCTCGTGTAGGGCTATGTTGATGGGCGAACCGCTCACCAAAGCCATACTAACCCTTCAACAGCTAGTGGCTGAAGAATGGGCCATAAGGGACTACCTACGAATCCCCGATGATATGCCAGTTCAAGTATCTTGGAGGACATATCATGTAGGGGGGGATGACATATTAGCAATAGGTCCCCTCCCCTATTTGCACCTAATTTCAGAGAAATTGGTTGCAATGGGCGCAGAACTCTCGCCCGAAAAACACCTTGTTACGTTTCGTATTACAAGGTATTGTGAGAAGTTCATGGATACCATGAGACTTCTCTACGATAATTCGTCGATTATCCAAAGGGTATCGACTGATTATCTAAACTCACCTTGGGTTGATTCAATCAAGGTGAGACTATTATCTCCAATGACAAAGTCAACAGAGATAAGAAACGAAAGAAATACAGCTATTGGCAAAGCTCTTTCGTTAGGTAGAACACTCAAGTGGCTACCTAAATCTACTTATACCTCTAAGAGGATTAAGATGATTAGAGACCGATTCTTTCAGAGAATGGGTGCTCTCTTGCCTGAAAAGACTAGTGGTCTTTTCTGGCAATTATTATTACCGACCAATTTGGGCGGTCTTAATTTATGGGTCGAAGACGATATCGATGATATCGCGACCCATCTACCAGCACCCACAAAGTGCGTACTGGTTGATCTCCTTTCAGAAGAAAGGGATTGCAGCAGGGATCTCAGAGAACTGACATCTCTACTGAAAAATCATTCATATCGGGGCTATTTAATAACCCCCATGGATGATGAACTAGAGAAACTACTCGGAGAGGATTTCTTTAGTGAAGGTGTCCAACTCGAGGCAAAAGCCTGGAAGACACTTATTGTTGAGTATAAACTCACAGAGTTTTCCCAACAACATGCAGCCGGACTCCTAGAAAGGAATGGATGGCTGACAAAGGATCAGGTCTTAGATAGAATCATGAGACCGATCCTATTTTCTCAAATTCTGTCCGGAGATGCAAAGCAGTCCGGATACAATACTGAGAAACTCACGAGTCGCTATGCCAGATACTGGGATAGCCACTATCGTGGAGACCCTTACTTATCTCCAGAGGATTTAAGAAGGGCCATACGTGCTCCACAGAGAATATTTCTCTATCGGGCACGAGAATACGCCGCCTTCGCTGAAAGCGGTGGATTCCATACGACAAACCTTTTTAAGGAATTGGATCGTATAATGCCCACCCTAAGAATCTTATGGGAGGACATTTCGCTCAAGTGGAGCTAGGTCCTTCGCCCCGAAGGGGTTGAAGAAGTTCCTAACCACACACTCGCTGCGGCATTGCTCTTAGAGCAAACCCACAAAGTGCGTACTGG